TTGAAGCTCTTCTCCGGTGAGATGTTCAAAGGCTTCCAGCACAATGCAATCGCTCGCGATCTTGTGATGAAGCGCACACTGAAGAACGGCAAGTCTCTTCAGTTCATCTACACAGGCCGTACCAAGGCTGAGTACCACACACCTGGCAACGCAATCCTCGGCAACACCGATGGTGCGCCCCCGGTGGCTGAGAAGACCATCACGGTTGACGACCTGCTGATCAGCTCAGCTTTCGTCTATGACCTTGATGAAACTCTTTCTCACTACGACCTGCGTAGCGAGATCTCACGCAAGATCGGTTATGCACTTGCTGAGAAGTATGACCGTCTGATCTTCCGCGCTATTGCTCGCGGTGCTCGTGCGGCATCTCCTGTATCTGCTACTGGCTTCGTTGAGCCCGGTGGTACACAGATCCGCGTTGGCGCTTCTACTAACGAATCTGACGCTTTCTCCTCTTCCGCACTGGTAGCAGCTTTCTATGACGCTGCCGCTGCAATGGATGAGAAGGGTGTATCTAGCGATGGCCGCTGTGCTGTCCTGAACCCCCGTCAGTACTACGAACTGATCCAGGCTGTTGGTTCCAATGGTCTTGTGAACCGTGACGCTCAGGGCACAGCTCTGCAAGGCGGCAACGGCATCATCGAGATTGCTGGTATCCACGTCTACAAGTCAATGAACATCCCGTTCCTTGGCAAGTACGGCACCAAGTATGCCGGCACTACTGGACAGACTTCTCCTGGCAATACCGGCGACTTCATCGGTCCTGACCTTGAGGATGCTGATTCCGCACAAGGTGGCATCAACAATGACTACGGCACTGCTTCCGAATTCGGCGCAGTCTCTGCTGGTCTTATCTTCCAGCGCGAAGCAGCTGGTTGTGTTGAAGCTATCGGTCCTCAGGTTCAAGTAACCAGTGGTGACGTATCCGTCATCTACCAGGGGGACGTAATCCTGGGCCGTCTCGCAATGGGGGCAGACTACATCAACCCTGCTGCAGCTGTTGAGCTGTATGTGGGTGGTACTGCACCTTCTGCATTCTGATTTTTATCAACCTATGGGGGTCTCTTCGGAGGCCCCTTTTTTTTAATTTTTTAACTATGGCTTATCCAACCACTAATGCTCCTACAGAGCTACCTGCTGTAAACCAAATCCTACAGTCATGTGGTCAAGCACCTGTGACAACCCTAGATCAAACCAACCCGGACGTTGCGATTGCCTATCAGACTTTGTTAGAAGTCTCACGGGAAGTACAGGCGGAAGGATGGTCATTCAATAGAGAGTTTCATTATGAAATGACTCCTGACACAAGTAAGTGCATTGCAATTCCATCTAACATGTTGCAAATCGATGCGACAAATAATGCAGCCAATGCACAACTAGATGTAATCAGAAGATCTGGCAAGCTTTATGACAAGGCAAACCACACCTATGAATTTAATAACAAGGTGTCTTGTGACATTACTTGGTTATTTGACTGGGTAGACCTACCAATTCCAATTCAGGACTACATTATTAGCAGAGCCAGTAAAATTGCATCAAGCCGTATTGTCGGAGATGCTGGTCAATATGAAATGCTGGCACAGAAAGAAGGGTTTGCCAGAGCGATGGCATTGGAATATGAATGTAATCAAGGCGATTACACATTCTTTGGACATTCTGGCGACACTAATACATATAGAAGTTACCAACCATACAACGCTCTTTACCGATAAATGGCAGCTATTACTCAGCGGATCTCCAGTTACCTAGGTGGAGTCTCAAAACAATCAGATGATAAAATGCTTCCAGGGCAGGTCCGTGAGTGCTACAACGGCTTCCCTGATGCAACATACGGACTAACTAAAAGACCTGGATTCAAACATATTGCCAACCTAGAATCTACAAGTGATTCAAACCAAGCAAAATGGTTCTACATTAATAGAGATAATGATGAGATCTATGTAGGTAGAATATTTGGAGGAAGCTTTGGGAATACTCAATATGGAACTCCAGGTATCAGGATCTGGAATGCAGTTTCAGGTGTAGAAGCAACAGTTACTTATGAAACTGGAACACAGACTTACTTCCAAGTCCCAAGGGATAACCTGAAAGTAATTACAGTTCAAGATACAACAATTGTAATTAACACGTCACAAGTAGTAGCTGCACAACCTGCACCAACTAATTACCAAAACACAACAGGCTCAGTAGTTCTTTATACAGCAGCTCCAAGTGCTGAATACATCGTCACTGTGCAGGGAATTGATGCGACTATTACTTCAGATGCTAATGACTATACATTTGACGATATCCTCACTGATAAAGCCGGTCACAATTTAAGAGATGCAATCAATACACTGATTACTACTCAACAAAATGCAGGCAACAGTAGCTTTAGTGGAACTTGGACAGTTACTAGAAATGGTAATTCAAGTCTGGATATTAGCCGAGTAGTAAACGGAGTAGCAACAAACTTTCAAATTTCAGCCAGAGGTGGTGTTACCAACGAGAATATCGGTGCTTATCAAGGTGAAGTCTCAAGTGTGGGATTACTGCCTGTCGAGTCGTTGCATAATCGAGTAGTTAAGATTGTCAATACAGCAACTGTAGTTGATGATTATTACGCGAAATTTAAAGCTGATAATGGTGTAAGTGGACGTGGATACTGGGAAGAATTCATTGGTCCTGGAGTTTCACCTGGATTAGATAATACAACCATGCCACATGAGTTGATCAATACAGCGTTGAATACATTTCATTTTCAAAAAGTAACCTACACAGATAGACAAGTTGGTGATGAACTTACTAACAGTCATCCAAGCTTTGTAGGTGAAAAAATTACTAATGGATTCTTCAGTGATAACAGACTAGGATTCTTGTCTAAGGATAATGTATGCCTTAGTCGCGCTGGTGACTTCTTCAATTTCTACTTCAAATCAGCACAGACTATTATTCCGTCTGATCCTGTCGATATCAGCTGCTCATCAATTAAGCCAACTGCACTTCACTCTGTACTTCCAACAGCTCAAGGTGTGGTGTTGTTCTCACATAAACAACAATTTATTCTATATTCCGAGTCTGGAGTACTTACACCGGAAACAACTAACATCAGGGCTATCTCTAATTATGAGATGAACTCGAAGATTGAACCAGTTGATGTAGGAACAAACATCAATTTTATCAGTAAAACTCCTGGATATACAAGAGTTTTTAGTATGGTGACTAGGGGACAGGAATCATCACCTCAAGTCTTGGATTTATCCAGAGTGGTGAAAGAATGGGTAGCACCTGATATTGATCAACTAGTAGCAAGTCCACAGAACTCTATGATTGCACTAGCAGGTCAAGAGTCCAGAGAAGTATTTATCTATAGATATTACAATGATGGACAAGAGAATTTAATGGAAGCTTGGACAAGTTGGATCATGCCAGGTGAGGTGCAATTCTGCACCATTGACCAAGACGATATGTATATGGTCATTGAATACGCTCCAACACCTGGGAATTTAAACTACGCAGGATCTGGACAAATTGCACTAGTAAAAGCAGCTTTAAGCCAAAGCCCTGAAGAAGCGATTTTGGTCAATAGCCAAAGGGAAAAAGTCAATCCATGTATGGATTACTATGCTGTCGCATCTAGTGTCAGTTATGACGCCGTCAATGATCTAAGCAAATGCTATCTCCCATATAATGATATTGATTATTTAACACCTGTCTTGGTTATTAAGGGGGGTACTGGTACTAGATTCTACACAGCAAGTGACCCTACGCCACTACCACTAAACGACTTAGTTGAGTCTGGCTTCACCATTACACCTGAAAGAGGAAAGGATGCAACAGGTGATTATGTAATCGTTCCTAATAGAGATTTAACAAGTATCGCATCTGATGTAGTTGTTGGATACAAATACAACTTTGACATGCAACTACCAAAAACCTATTACCGACCTGGCAAGGATGACAGCAGTACTGATTACACAGCCAATCTAACACTTCATAGAATGAAATTCTCTGTAGGATTGTCAGGTATTATGAGCTTTAAGGTCAAGCAAAGGGGAAAGATTCCTTATGAATTGGACTTTATTGGTGACGGCACAACACAGGACTTTCAATTCAACAGAAATGAATTGGATTATGTAGAACAGTCAGATGTGAAGGTATCGATTGATGGTGTTAGAACAGTTGATTTCCAATTTCAAAACGACACAACAATCAGAATAAATACAGGAGCACCAGCAGTAAATGCCAAAATCAAGTTTTACATTGATGAATGGTTTGCAGTGTACCCAAGTAACGAAGCAAATGATTACTTAGCCAACGACATACCAATGAACAACCAAAGTGTCTACACATTACCTCTGCATCAAAAGACAGAGAATGTAGAAGTCCGAGTGTTTAACAATTCACCATTTCCTGTTGCACTGAACGGAATGATGTGGGAAGGAAACTATACACCTAGATTTTACGGGAGGAAATAAATATGTCGATGAGAGATTCTAATATTGACTACCAGGATGAAATGTGGGAATACCAGAAAGAATTTGGTAGAGCACAAGTAGACCATAATCGAAGATTATTAGAAAATCAAAAAAGAAATGATGAGCGAGCTCTAAGGCAGCAAGAAAAACAGATACTTCGTGGTTGGCAACAAGCAATGGAGGTTAGGGATTATGAAACTAACCTAGCTTATGCTGCGTATAATCAAAGTGTTTTAAGAAGTGATGCTCAAAAAGAGTTCAATGCAATTGCTGAGGCTGCTGCAAGAGAACAACAAGCAGTAAAATTCCATGAGGACATGCTTGGACTAGCCTTTGATAAAGGTAAGTCAGTAATTGATTATATTGGCAATAGTACAGGTCTGAAAGTAGATAGACATAATGCTTTGGTACAAGCTGATCTCAAAGAAGCAGAGGCTAAGAATAGATTTGAGTTCGGGATGGGTAGAGCATCTAATGACAGAAGGAAGGCACGTTCCCAAAGCCAAATTAATACCCAACAAGTAATCCTAGAGGGGATGAAAGTAGCAGGTGCCATGAAAGCCAAGGGTGGTGCAGGTAGATCAGCTGTCAAAACTGTTCTTGGAGTGATGGCTGAGTCGGGTGCAATGAGAGCAGGAATTGCAAACGCACTAATGTATGCGGAAAATTCAATTGATCTCAACATTGCACAATTGAAGGACTTGCAAATCCTTGATCAAACAATGGTTACTGCAGCTAGAGACTCAGCACATATGACGCATGATGTCGGTATGGAAGTACTAGATAGTGCAAAAGCTCTAGATAATCTGATGTTTGATGCTACAGAAATAAGTATTAAACGTAGGAATAAGTTAGTACAGAAACAAATTACAAATTCAAGAAGGCAGGCTGATCTTATAGCTGATTCTCAGGTTCTTTTGGAGCCAATGCGTACACCAGAACCATGGAATCCATATCTGGACGCATTATATGCTGGAAATGATAATCCAGAAACTACTGATTACATTGAATTATTGCCGAGAGCTACATACGTAGACATCCCTGACTATATCCCAGCGCCAAAAACTCCGGATGCAATGATCCCAGACGACCCGAAAAAATCGTCGGGTTTTGGAATTGGAGACGCATTGGGAATAGTAGGAAGCGTAGCAGGTATCGTC